CTCGCCGCCGTCCAGGACATGATGGAGGTCCCGCGCGACGACGCGCTCAAGGCCGTCAAGGTCGAGAAGCTCTCCGGCGTCCGCGAGCTCTACCTGATGTACACCGGCGACCGCGACTTTCGCGGCGGCTACTACCCCGAGCACGTCCAACTCGGGACCGGCAGCTTTGCTTCGATCGTCGCCAACGTGATGAACAAGGCCGTCGTGACGCGCTGGGCCGAGATGGGCCGCGCCGGCTACGACTGGTGGCAGAAGATCGCCCACGTCGAGCACTTCACCAATCTGCAACAGGTGCGCTGGCTCATCACCGGCACCATCGCCAGCCTGCCCACCGTCGCCAAGGGCGCAGAGTACACGCCCCTGATGATCGGCGAGGGCCACGAACTTTCGAGCTTCGTCAAGTACGGCGGCTACGTCGGCATTGATCTGGAAGACCTGATCAACGACGACACGCGGAAACTCCGCCAAATGCCACGCGAACTCGCCAGCGCAGCGATCCGCAACATCTCGGAGCTATGCGCAGCGATCTTCACCCAGGCTTCCGCCATCGGCCCGACGCTGGTCGACACGGGCGCGCTCTTCAACAACACCGCCGTCACGACCGCGGGAGGCCACCTGAACCTGCTCACGACCGCGCTCGGCACGACCTACACAGCCTGGGAGGCCGCCGCCGCCGCCGTCTACAACCAGCCCATGCTGGTCAGCAACGACACGGGCTACATCGGCACGGGCAAGAAGCTGGCGCTCGATCCCAAGTTCTGCCTTGTCCCGCGCGCGCTCAAGGGCCAGGCCGAAGCCCTGTTCATCCCGCGCTGGGAGGCCGACGTCTCCGCCATCGCCAGCGCCGGAGGCCCGACCTACGGCGGGCACGTCGTCCCGCTCACCGTCCCGGAGTGGACCGACGCCACCGACTGGGCCGCCGTCTGCGACCCGCTCCTCGCCCCCGGCCTCTGCATCGGCGAGGTCTTTGGCCTGATGCCCGAGATCTTCGTCGCCGGCGACGAACTCAGCCCGGCCGTCTTCATGAATGACGAGTTCCGGGTCAAGGTCCGCCACGACCTGGCCGTCGGCGTCGCCGACTTCCGCCCGATGCACAAGAACAACGTGGCCGGATAAGGGATGAATCCAAAAGGATGAAGGATGAAAAAAGACATCCTTCATCCTTCATCCTTCATCCTTCGTCTTTCGCCGCACCATCGAGTAGCGCGGCCCTTTCCAGGGCTGCAAGGAGTAACAAAATGGGCTACATCCACGACACGCACTGCGCGCAGTACATCCCGCCCACCGCCTTTCACTGCGTCACCGGCACCTTCACCGACGCGGCCGGGGCCGTCACGGGCACGATCGCCAAACACCGCGCCGCCGCCGCTTCCACCGCCGTGATCAACATCCCGATCATGCTGCCGTCCAACTCCATCGCGCAGAAGGGCGCCTATCTTCTGAGCGTCGAGGTGGACTACGAACTGCTGCTGGACGTCGCGACCAGCGTCACCGCTTCCATGAACAGAGTCACGCGCGGCGCGGATACCGCCGTCGCCGTCGTCGCAGCCGTCACCGTCACGCAAGACCTGGCGGCTGCCGTCGCGGCCGCGACCGAGAATCAGCACAAGCTGACCGTCACGCTCACGACGCCGGTGTGGATCGACAACGATCAGGAATTCCTGCTGGTGCTCACGATCGTCTGCGGCGCGACGGTCACGGTTGACCTGTTGGGCGCAGTCGCCAACTACGAACTGAAGCTCTAGGAGGTGCCAGATGGTACACGACACCCACATGAGCCAATACATCCCGCCGACCTTGTTCCACACGCCGACCGGCACGTGGACGACGATTGCCGGGCAGGTCACCGGGACCATCGTCCGCCACCTGGCCGCCGCCGATCAGAGCGGCCTGGTCACGATCCCGATCATCATCCCGTCCAACGCCAGCCCGCAGAAGGGCGCGTACCTGACCAGCATCGAGGTGGACTTCGAAATCCTGATCGCCGCCTGCGACGCTCTCAGCGCCGTCGTCAACCTGGTCGCGCGCGGAGCGGACACCGCCGTCGCCGTCGTCACGGCGCAGACGTTCACCTACGACGAGGGCCACGACACCGCCGCCGAGCGCGACGACCTCGACCAGCACAAGATGACGCTCACGCTCACGACGCCCATCTGGGTGGACAACGATCAATACGTCCTGGTCGAAATCACCGTTGACCAAGCGCTCACCACACAGGTGGACTTTCTCGGCGCAGTCGCGAACTACACGCTGCGCTTATAAAGGATGAAGCCGGAAGGCGGAAGGATGAAATTCATCCTTCATCCTTCATCCCTCATCCTTCACCTGGAAACACGCGGGCGGCCACCCGCTGTTTCTCTCCTTCGCCCTGGGGGCGGCGCGCTCCCAACCGCACGCGCCGCCCCCACACAGGGCCGCGTTTCACATAGGAACGTCGCCCGGAAAGGACTCGCCATGTCCAAGCTCTACGCGCTTCTCAAGTCCCGCAAGTTCTGGGCCGCCGTCGTGGGATTGATCGTCATCTTCTTCGGCGACCGCGCGGGCATTGATCTTGCCGCGCTCACCGCCGCCGTGACGGTGATCGTCACCTACATCCTCGGCACCGCGCTGGAGGACGGGCTGCGCGCTTACGCGAGCGCCATCGCCGCAGCCCACAGCGGCCCGAAAGCGAAGTGACCCATGCCCGCTGAACCCAAACTTGTCCCGCCCACCCGCACGCCCAACGCTCCACGCCCCACGCCTGCCGACCCGCTCGCCGCCGCGATCAAGATACTCGGCGTCAAGCCGGAGAACGTCATCGCCAGCAACACGCGCGAGAATGGCGACTTCGTCGTCATCGTCAACCAGGGGCAGAAGTTCGTCTTCACCCCCGCCGAGCTCGCCAACCCGAAGGCCGCCCGCGCCCGCCTGCGCGCCCAGCGCCTGAAAGTCATCCCGCCCTTGGATCCAACGAAGCGCGCCAACGCGCCGCCCGACGACGGACTGCCTGAAGACTAAGGATGAAGCACGAAGGATGAAGGATGAAGGTCTTTTTCATCCTTCCGCCTTCAGCCTTCATCCCTTACCGCCATGGCTCTCACTCTCGCCCAACTCGAGGCCCGCGTCGCGCTCCGCTTGAAGGACCCGAGCAACGTCATCTACTCCACAACGGACTTAGACGACGCACTCCGGCTCGCGCTCCACGACTACACCCGCGTTTCCCCGCTCACCGCCGAGACGCTGCTCACGCTCCCCGGCGACGGACGCACGATCGCGCTCAACAACGTCACGGACCTGCTCGACGTCTCCGAAGTGTGGTGGCCCTACGACTCCACGCTCGACGACGACGAGAACGAGGCCGCCAACCAGGTCAAGGGCTTCTTCCTGCGCTGGGACGACGCGCAGCCCATCGTCGCGATCAGCACGGTCGGCAATGCTTCACCCCAGACCGACGACGAAGCCTATCTCTGGTACACGAAGCCGCACACGATCCAGAACCTGGACAGCGCCAGCACAACCACGCTCCCCGCCCACCACGAGACGATGCTGGCCGTCGGCGCAGCCGGATACGCGGCCATCAGCGAGGCGCTGGACCAGGTCGGCAGCGTCCACATCGACCCGAAGGAAGTGGACTACCTGAAAGCGTGGGGCGAGGCGCAGTTGCGCGCCTGGCGCGACTTCCTTGAAACCGTGCGCGCCGCGAGCGCACGCGGCGGCAAGCCCTGGACAGACAGGGGCTGGAGCCTGGACAAATGGGATCCCAACACGTAAAGGATGAAGGCGGAAGCCAGAAGGATGAACTTCAGCCTTCATCCTTCAGCCTTCATCCCTGTCTTCGCCCCATCATCGAGCGCGACCCACGCGACATCTTCGCCGCGCTCGCCGACGGCGCCACCGCGCTCCGCTGGCTGGCGCGTGAGGTCGCCTACGACGCCAACCGCTTCGTAAACCAGGGCGACCGCGACCGCGTCGCCGTGAACGCCCACGCCCGCTACGAGCGCCAGCGCGCCCACGCCCTGCTGCTCGACGTGCTCGCCGACGAATTGGCGCTGGTCAACGCACGCGCACGCTTCGGCGCGGCTGCCGACATCGTCACACCTGACGAGGAGCACCCGTGACAAGCAAGATCTGGGGCAGCGCCGGCTTCTCGCTCGCGAACTGGCGGCCCGCCAAAGACCAACTGCGCCAGATGCTGGAGGGCATGCACGTCCACGTCTTCGACATCCGCGAGGAGGCCAACCCCTTCGGCGGCTCGCGGCTGAAAGTCTATCTGGAAACCGCCGGGCTGGCGCTGACCGATCTCTTCGACGCGCTCGACACGCGCCGCACGTCAGTCACCATCCCCGTCGAGTTCTACTCCGGCAATCCCGACCCGCCCGCGCCTACCACCGGCCACAACTTCGCCCCGCGCATCCACCAGAAGGTCATTGATCTCTTCCGCGCCGTCTTCGGCCCCGACTTCTGGAGCGTCGTCACCCGCGCCAGTCTCGCCTACATGGCCGCGACACCCGCCGCGCGCCAGGCCGCCTACCTCGGCCCCGACGTCGAAGACCTGCCGCTCAGCGAGGACGAGCGCGCGCGGCTGATTGCAGCACTATGAACCGCCGCCTTCCGCCTTCATCCTTCATCCTTCAGCCTTCATCCCTTACATGAAAACGATCAACGCGACGCTCTCCACCGCGCAGAAGACCGGCGCGGGCCAGGCCCTCGCCCGCGCCACGCTGGCAGACAACGCGCGCCTTCATCTAAGCCAGCAACACACGCCCACCGACGGCGGCCACGTCTGCGGCGTCAACACCGGCGCGACCATCGTCCGCGTCCGCCGCGCAGGCAGCGGCAACATCCAATCTCAGATCATCACCGACCCGACCTTGCTCGCCCAGTGGAACGCCTGGGCAGACATCGCAGGCGCGACGTCGGCCGTTGCCGATAAGGTCGCCTTGTTCTACACCGGCACGTACCTGGTCGCCGCGTGGCAACACAACACGAACCTCGACATTTACTACAGCCGCTCCAGCGACGGCGGCTCGACCTGGAGCGCCCCCGCCGTCGCCTACGCGCTGCTCGTCGGCGCCGAGTTTGCCGGAGTCTCGGGAGGCGCGACCCGCTCCGGCCTGATGCTCGCCTACGCCGGGCAGCTCTATTGGGCCGCCTACACGCCCGGCACGGACACGTGGACAGCCGTCGACTCCGCCGCGCTCACCACGACCAGCATCACCAGCGTCGCCGCCGCGTGGGACGCGGACAACTCCCGCCACGTCGTCGCCTTCGCCGGCGCAGGCATCGCCACCGGCCTGTCCTTCCCCGTCATCCTGATCACCCGGGCAGCAGGTGGAACATGGAGCACGCCGCACGTCCAATTCGCCATCGCGTCGCTCAACCAGTATTACACCGGGCTGGCCATCTCGCAGGAGAAGGTCTCCGGCTACTGGTGGCTCTCCGCCCTGCGCGTCGGCGACTGGACGGATAGCGAGTACGGACTGGCGTGCTCGGACGACGGGTTGGAGTGGGAAGACCTGAATTTCCAGGCCGCGACCAGCGACTCCGGATTGCTCCAGGTGCTGGGCACGCTCGCCGGTTCCGTGTGGGTGGCCTCACGCGCCTTCGTGTGGAAGAACGTCGCTCAAACTTTCTGGTCCAACCGCACACTCCGCAGCTACGAGCTTGATCTGTCCGGCGACATGGGACGACTCACCGGCGAACTGGTCAACACGGACGGCGCGATCACCGCCGCGCCGCCCGAGCGTTGGGCCGTGCTCACCCTGGAGCGCGGGCTGCACGTCGCCGGGACCGACTACTACCAGAGCGCGGGCGTCTTCTATGTCACCGGCTTCCACTTCACCCTACAGGACAACGTCGTCGCATTCAGCGCCGTGGACGCTATCGGCCTGCTCACACGCTGGGAGGCCGATCAAGCCTACACCTGGACGGACGAATCGCTGACCCAACTTGTGCGCTTCGTGTGCGCGCTCGCGGGCGTCCACGTCGTCAGCTTCGACGCTTCCGCGCTGTGGAGCGACACGCTCCCGCTCGTGATCCACCCCGGCTCTTCCGGCCTGTCCGCGCTCGACTCGCTCAGCGCACGCGGAAACTTCGACGTGGTTGTGCAGGAGGACGGCTCACTCTATTGCTTCGTCGCCACTGCCGCCCCCGCCGCCCAGCACACCTACGGCGACGGCGCAAGCTCACATCGCTACTGGCCGGGCGCGTTCGGCGAGGGGCTGGCCCCCAATTACGTGGCCGTCTACCCCGACGACGAGGCCAACAGCGACACGGCCATGGATACCGCCGACATGGCCGACCAGGGACACCGCCAGGTAGACGCCTTCATTGACCGGCGCCTGCTGGCCGGAGGCGACGTGCAGCAGCTCGCCGACGCGCGCCTGACGCTCGCCAAAGAACAGCGCCGCACCGGCTTCCTCGACGCCCCGGTCAACTTCGCGCTCGAACCCGCCGACATCTTAGAGTTCGACGCGCACTACGAAAGCGGCTTCACCTGGCGCGTCACCGGCTTCACCGAACGCTACGGGATGCGCAAAGAGCGCCCCTTCTTCCAGCACGTGCTACTCAGAGGAACGGCATGATTAAAGGATGAAGGATGAAGCCGGAAGGATGAACCCCCGATCCAAGTCGGAGGCCATCCTTCATCCTTCATCCTTCTGACTTCCGATGATAAACCCACATACCTTACCCGGCTCAGTCGGCCCCTT